GCCATTACAAGCCGGCCCTGTCCCGCCAGCGGGCCCTGGCCATCCTGGCCGACGAGGCCGCCCGGGGCCGCATCGACGGCGAACTGGTGGCCCTGCTTGCGGCCAACATCGAAGCCGTGGAGCGCGACAGCGCCCGCCTGGAAACCGGCTTCGACCTTGGCGAACTGCTGTTGACGCCCTATCCCGAACGATCCTGACGCCTCGGCCCCCAAGGCAAAGCACGAAGCGTTGGCCAAACAGGCTCTCTTTTACAAGCTTGCCAACAGTCCCGTGTCCGGGTACGCCAAACTGAAGGTCCGGCCCTCGCCGGTCGTTGCCCCCTCAGGGCGCGCCCGGCCGCGGCAGCTCCGCCATGGCCCTGCCGCGCGCCGGCCACCAGACGCGCGCGACGGCGCGGCGGCGGGGCAGCCCCAGGACCGCCCGGCCTTGCGACAGGGACAACGTCTCGACCACAACCGGCAACGAAGCTTCAACCACACGGCGCCGCCATGTCTCACAATGATGGTTCGAGGAAACGCCCGCGACTTTCCAAACTCGACGCGCTCACCCTGCTCGACATCACGGTCAAGTGCCTACAGTGCAGCACGGAAAGCGACTACAAGCAGATCTTCGAGCTTCTCAACACCATCCTCCCGTTCGACCAATCCACCTCGGGGCTGGCCAAGCTGGACCCGGAAGGCATGGTCGTGTCTTACGAACTGGCGAACATCAATTACCCCGTCGAGTGGCTGCAAACCTACAAGGAAAAGAACTTCAGCGGCATCGACGTCATCGTCAAACGCAACTTCACATCCTTCACGCCCCAATTCTGGGACCATACCTACAAAGCGCAGAAGCCGGCCCGCGAGTTCATCACCCTGGCCTCGGACTTCAACCTGATCCACGGCTACACCTACGGGGCCCGGCCGTTCGGTTTTTGCAAGCAGGCCAGCCTGTTTTCCTTTTCCGGCAATTTCAAGAAATACGATCCGACCATCATCGCCATTCTGGAGACCATCGTCCCCCACCTGCATCTGGCCTCCTCACGAATCATCGAGGCCCGTCTGATCCAGCACAACCGCAAGATCCTCTCCGGGCGCGAGCGGGAAGTCCTCAGCTGGCTCAAGCACGGCAAGAGCTCCTGGGACATCTCGGCCATCCTGCAAATCAGCGAATGCACGGTCAATTATCACATATACAACATCATAAAGAAACTTGACGTTCAGAATAGGCCGCAGGCGGTGGCGGTAGCAACCCATCTCGGTATTCTGGATCCTGATTGAACCACTCCACCAATTCCGGCCGCGCCAGCAGGTTTTTCGCCTCGAATTCCCGCCAGTCCATGATCGCCGCCGCCGCCACGACGCCGTCGGGCATCCGCGTCGGTTCGCCGACCAGCACGCACGGAAAGCCGAACATCTTGAGCAACCGCAGCACCTTGTACTCGACCACCAGATACAGGTAGCGGACCTTGTTGGGGACGCACCACTGGTAGACCTGGCGATACAGCAGCATGGACACGCCCAGGGAACCAAGGGACGTCCGCACTTTGGTGCCGCGCTCGTCGAAGCTGACGCATAACCGGGAAACCTCACGAGTGTCCGGGGCCTTGCGGATGTCATGGTCCGGCGAGACCAGGGCGCGAAACTCCTTTTCCAGCATGTAGCGATGCTCCGGCGAAACCAGGCGCAGATAGGAAAGGATCTTCCTGTCCCGAAACACGCCGAAATGCAGGGCATGGGCGTCATAGACGTCCCGCTCCAGGCCGTCGTCGCTTTGCGGCACCCATCGTAATTCCTGAGCAAACACCTTGTGCCGCAACCCATAGGCGGACGGGACGTCCCGCGCCTGCAGCACCCTGGCCGTGACGTCCTGGGCGGATGCATACGGCAGGCCGAGGGGGATGCCGTTGTCCAGGCGTTCGCCCGTATTGTACTCGATTTGCATGTGCGACCTCCTTGTTCGCACATCCATATCGAGGATTTAATAACGCATAACCTGTCAATAGTTCTAGTTGTTATTGATTAACTTATTTATTATAATAAAAAATTTTTGCATTGTTACTAGATAGTTCTACCAGTGTTCGACACCCCGCGCCTCTCGGCCATTCATCAGCAAGACATGCAACCTGCCTACAGCGCGACGAATTTACAGAAAAAATCCGTGCATCGGATCGATACAACATGGCTATACAGGATATCAGATACGGCGCAACACGCCGGCCCCATAATTATTTAGAGTAGCCCGGAGCTCCGCTTTGGGGCTATCGGTCAAGGTGACAGGGCACTCTACTTGCTTGGAGAATCACCATGGCCAGCCACTCTGACAAAAATGCTTTTATCTCGGTTTTTTACGAACCAATCTATTCGCACAAGGAACAGAAAGCCTTGCTGCGTTACGAGCGGGAGGACGGGAGCAAGGGCGTCATCGGCGTCCGCCGCGAATCGCTCTCGACCTTGCAGGAAGCCATCAACGCCATTGCCAACGGCAACGCGTCGGAGCAAAACGCCTAGCCGGGAAACGGGTTTCCCCTCGCGTCGGCCCGATCTCGGCCGACGCGGCGGCGACAGACGCGAGGCAAGGCCACGACGCCCGTGGGATTGGGCGCCGGGCATGGTCCCGGGGAATGTTTGCGGCCTGTTGACGGCAACCCCCTCGGCCAAGTCGGCACGGCGGCATTGCCTTGTCTGCCGGGCCGCCGGCCTGAGGCATGGGCCAGGCTCCATCCCGTCCGCAACGGCTCGCCAGTTCCTTCGGCCCCCGGGCCGGGCAAGGGTGTTGCCCAGGCCGCCGTCTCGGGCCGCGCCCGCGTATGTCGTTTCGCCGACGACAGCCTTTGGAAAACCTCCTCGTCTCCGCCTCGCGCCGCACCCGCATGGGCGATTTCGCGCCTGCGCCTCTACGAACACTCCAGCAAGGACGGAAACGCCTGGTCTGCGGTGAGGCCGGCGACGCTAAAAGGAAAAAGGCTTCCGGGAGCCACCCCAAAAGCCTTTCTCGTCAATCCACAGTCGGCGGAAGGCGGATCTGTAAAGTACAGCAGCCGCGCCCAAGGGCGCATGCCGAGCGCCTTCCCCTTTTGAAACGAAAATCCGGTCAGTTCCCCCTGCCGTCTGTTCCCGATTTCCTCATAATCCCGCCCGAGACATATGGCATTCTATACCAGATCTGTAACAAAAGCCAACATGGGGCAAGAACTTGTCCTCGGCCCTGCTCGGCTGAAACGCCGCGCCAAGGGCATCACCATTTGGTCTTGTTGAATAGCCCGCGCGTGGAAAGTTCCTGGGACTTGTATTTATCAAAGTCGATAAATCCTGGGGCAGTCGCACTGACATTGCTGTTGGCTGCGATGGCGAAGATGGCTACCAAGGCAAGAAGTCCTACGGCAAGGCTGATAAAGATCCATTCCATGCTCCTCAATAACAGGGACCTGGGGGCATGTCATCAAGCAATATGTCCAAGGCCCGTGGCCCCTCCCGCCGCTATCTGGCGGGTTGTCCGGACAAGAAGCCTAGCCGGGTATGGGGAGTCAGGCAAAGTGAGAAGTGGCGTGGGGGTTAGATCGGGCAGGACGGACGTGGGCTAAACGTAGGACTGACGCGGGCCTGGGGGGATCGGGCAGGCGCGCGCGGGCCGTAACGAGCAAGATAAGAAATTCGGCAAAAATGGGGGTGAAATTATCAGGCAAAACGAGAAACCGCAGGAAGACTAAAAAGTACACAACGAAGATATAGAATTGTCTAAGGCTATGGGCATAAAAAAAGAGCTAAGTGCCCATTTTGATACAATAATAAGATTACCCCTCCGCACCCACCGCCTTGTCTCTGCTGGAAGGCTCCAGCCGCTGCTTCAATTCCCTGTTTTCTCTCTCTAATTCTTCCATGCGCTTCACCATCGCGTCGGCTTTGGCTTCCCATTCCGCCATCCGCTCTTCGATTCGCGCGAGCGTCCGCTCGCTTCTCACCGCTTGATGAAACGCGTTGATATTGCTGGCTAAAGCTGTCCGGTAAATCGTGTCGGACTCCAGCACTTCGGCCGTTTTAGTCAGCATGTCCGACATTCGGAACTCTTCCTGCGGGGCGGTCAAAAACGCTTCCGCAGGAGCGGGGGCCGGCGCTGGGGCCTCTTTCGCGGCTTCTCCCCGGCGCATTGGGCCGGTGCCGAAGAAGAGCCAATCAGCATTTATCTCAAAACTTTGTGCTATTTGCTCTACCCACCCTGGGGGCAGCTGCATCCTGCGTTTTGCCGCACCGACTGACGACGGCTTAATATCTAGAATCCTGGCCAATTCTGAGTCACTCCGAGCACCGCACGCGGTCAACACTCGACTGAATTTCGCGCGGAAGTGTTTCTCAGCATCTGGGCCATGCTGGGAAATTTGCTGGGAAATGCCTTGTGGCTGGCCTTTGTCTTGAATCATGTTTTATTACAAATAGTTACAAAATTTTGTCTTTTTAGCGCAAGGCAATATGCTCGGAAGCGCATTTTAGCGTTGACGATCAACGCTTTTAGCTCTAATCCTCTTCTCACGGGGTGACGAATGTCACCGTTACGAACGTAGCTACCAGGGCCGGCAATAATCCTCAATGTCCAGCGGCCTGGAAACTTTGGATCGGAGCAATCGGAATTGGCTGCCCACTCTCGACGCCTCAGCCTGCTCGAACTGGTCGAGCTCAATCCGGACGCGGACATAGCAATGTCCATGGATCGGATCGTCCAGGCGGCCGGGGTGTCGCGGGCCGAAGCCGTCGACCGACTCAACGCCGCCGCGCGTCGGTTCGGCGTACGGTTGGCGGCCGGCAGCGCTAAGGAACTTGGCCTGGCCACCTTCGATAAATGGCTCAATCCGCGAGAAGGCGACTACGTGCCGAGCGTTCGGGCGCTCAACCTGTTTTGCCACGTGTTCGGCTCGGCCGAACCCCTGGACATCCTGGCCCGGTCTCACGGTCTGGGGTGGCGGGTCATCGACGGCGACGACGCGAAGCTCTTGGAGCTGGCCCGCACCGAACGGGAGATCAAGCTCTTGCGCGAACGCAAACGGAAAATCGAGGCGGGATTATGAGACGCGCAGGCAACAAAATCAAAGGCTGGATGGCCGAGAAGAAGATCAAAGTTAATGAAATCGCACGTAAAGCCGACATTTCGCATTCGCTGGTGTCCGACACCATTCACGGCAAACGCAACAACCGCCGGGCGCTGCAAGCGCTGTTGGACGCCGGTTGCCCTGCCCGGCTGCTCGATCTGCCGGCGGACATGAAAGGCAAGCAAGCGGCCTAGGCCGCCAGGAATTTCCGCGCCTTCGCGGCAGCCAGGGGCCGAGCGGCAAGACCGCCAGTCCACCCGGCGCGAGAGGCAGAGCGACACGATCGCCATCCCCTGCGGGGGTGCGGAAAATATCAAAGCAAACGGGAGGACAGACGATGCAAATGGTCATGGACATGTGGCGAGTGGACCCCAAGCTTTGCGGCGTCTCTGAATTGCCCGTCGAACCGACGAGCGGACTGGTCGGCTATCTTGTGGCGGCTCCTGCCGACGAGAAGCCTTTCTTTGAAAAAGGACAGTTCGACATTGATGCGTTCGATGACGCGTCGGTGGGCGTGTTTTTCTGTCTCACGCGGGACGGTTTTCGATCCGCCCATGTCGCCTTACGTCGCAGATGCCAGGAACAGGGCCATACTCTCTTGTTGGTGACGCAATGAACAAGCGGAGGCCGACAACCGGACTGGCGGAGGAGCTGCGACAGGTTGCCCAGGTTTTGAGGCAAAATGGCCTGCCGGACGCAGCCGTCCAGCTCGCCTTGATGGCCGTGTGCGGCGTCGAGGTGAAGGTGCCTCCCCCCAAGGGTGGTATTGGCTCGGTGGATGAGGCCTTCACAGGCAGCGGCTTTAATTAACCTCTGCGAAACCGCCCCGCGCGGGCGGTCGTCGGACGGTGGCGCGTCCGGCCTGATGAGCAGCCACGGAAGATAGAATCGGACGGCGACACGATGAAAGATGCTTACACCACAAGTGAACTGGCCTCGGCCCTGGAATTGACGCCTCGGGCGGTCAGTGGCCGGGCGAACAAGGCCGGTTGGGTTGTCGCTGAACAGGCCGGGACAGGCAAAGGCTGGCGGGAGAAGTCCTATCTGGCCGCTTCCCTACCTGCCGAAGTCCGGGATGCCCTGACCGCTTATGAAGGGGCAACCTTACCCGCCGCCGTCGCGGCCGACGAAACGGCCTTGACCGAAGACCAGCGGCGCGGAGCCTTGGCCAGGGCGGACCTGGTGCGGCTCTACACCGAAGCCATGGCCCGGGCTCCCCGCAAGGGGATAGCCCAAAAGGAATTTCTCTCGGCCTACCGGGCCGGGGTGTGGCCGAAGATCACGGAAGTGCTTGGCGACGCGGTGTCCGCGCAATCGCTGGAGCGCTGGAAGCTCAAGCTGCGCCGCACCGGCTCTGCCCTGTCCCTGGCCGACACGCGCGGCGGGGTTCGCGTCGAGCCGATCCTTACCGTGGCGCACCAGACCATCATCACCGCCTTGGTCCGGCATCCCAACCAGCCGAATATCGCCGAAGTCTGCCGCGAAGCGCTCAAGGCCTTCAAGCCGGCCGGCCTGCCGCCTTGCTCCGAGATCACCATCCACCGCTTCGTGAAAAAGTGGATCGCCAAGAACTATGGGGAATTCGTGTATTCGCGCAAAGGCAAGAAAGCCTGGAACGACGAATGTTGCCCCTACATCGTGCGCGACTACACCAAGATCGGCGTGGGCGACATCCTGGTGGCCGACGGCCATGCCCTCAATTTCGAGACCATCGACCCGGAGACCGGCAAGGGCACGCGCATGGAACTGGTGCTCTGGTATGACATGGCCTCAAGCTATCCCCTCGGCTGGGAAATCCTGCCCACGGAAAACACGCAAGCCATCGCCTCGGCCCTGCGTCGGGCCTGCCTGCGCCTCGGGAAGTTCCCCAAAGTGGCCTATCTGGACAACGGCCGGGCGTTCAAGGGCAAGTTCTTCACCGGGGTTGACCTGGAGCAATGCGGCCTTGGCGGCGTGTTCCAGGTGCTCGGCATCGCCACGATCTTTGCCTGGCCCTACCACGGGCAATCCAAGACCATCGAACGCTTTTTCCGGTCGTTTGGCGAGCTTGAGCGCTGGTGCCCTTCCTACGTCGGCACGTCCATCGCCACCAAGCCACCGCGCCTCAAGCGGGGCGAGACCCTGCACCGCAAGGTCTACGAGGCCATGGGCTACAGGCCGCTCACCCTGGAGGAAACCCACGCGGCGGTGGCCATGTGGTTCGACGACTACGCCGGGCGGCCCCAGCGCGGCCATCTGAAGGGACGGTCGCCGTTTGAGGTCTTCCAGGAAGGAGCCGGACCGGGCCTGACCGACGCTGATTTACTTAAGCTGCGGCTGTGTATGCTTTCCAAGGCCGTTCGGCAGATCGAACAAAACGGCGTCAAACTCTTCGGGCAGCATTACCGCCACCCCTTCTTGCACAGCCTGCGTCATCCCGTCCTTGTCCGCTACGACGACCAGGACCGGCGGACAGTGCTGGTCTACGACCAGGCCGGCAAGAACCTGATCTGCGAGGCTACCCCGGCCCCGTCTGTCCATCCGGCGGCGGCGCTGCTCGGCACGCCCGAGGACAAGGCCGTGTTGGAATCCGAGATCGCCTACAAAAAGGCTCTTGAAAACCACGTCACTGCCGATGCTCGGGATTTCCTCAACACTGTCGTTCTGCCCGAGACACAACACCGGATGCGCTTGGTGGCTGCCAAGGACGCGGCCAAGGCTGCGCCGGCCGTTTCGTCGGCCCCTCGCACGCCGGACGTCACGAGCATCGAGGCCGCCAAAAGCGCGGCCAGGGCCAAGCTCGAAGCCGCACCGGCCTATGTGCCGCCGGCGCAAATGCCCGCCATCGTCAGCGAACTCGACCGCTACGAATACCTTTTCAACTTGGCCGTTCGGGACGGCGTGGCCCTGCGTGAGCCCGACGCCGCTTGGATGGTCCGCTACGAGCAAACCGAGGAATACGCGGCCTGCGCGGCTGGACGTTACGCGCGCTTGCGCACGGTCTACGAACGCCGCCGCTTGGCCGCCAACGGGGGAGGAGACGCATGAAATCGGTTTTTGTGGAGACGGGCAATGTGACCGCCTTTCGGCGGGCCGTGCTGACCGTCGAGGACACCCAGCGCGGACAGCCCGGCATTGTCGTGGCCTGGGGACAGGCCGGCCGGGGCAAGACGTTTACCGCGCGCAACTCTCACTCCGAACGCGGTGGGGTCTTCCTCTCTGCCTGGGAGGGGATGACGCAAGCCGCCTTCCTGGGACGGCTTTGCAAGGAGACGACGGGAGAAAAGACAACGCCGCGTTCCGCCCATGCCTGCAAGGTTCGCATCATCGAAACCTTGGAAAAGCGGCGCGACCAGGGGCAGACCGTCACCATCTACATGGACGAGGCCGACCGCTTGCACTTCGGGCGCATCGAGGACTTGCGCGACATCCACGAGGCGACTGGCGCGGCCGTGATCCTGATCGGCGAGGAAGAACTTATTGGGCTCCTGTCCGAGCGCCGCCGAATCTGGTCCCGCGTGACCCAGGAAGTTGCCTTCGGGCCTGTGGATGAAGCCGACATTGCAGCCTTTGCCTTTGAAGCTGTCGGCCTCGACATGACGCCCGAAGCCTGCACCATGGTGCGGGCCACCTCGGATGGCGACATGCGGCTGGTTCGCAACATGGTGCAGTTGCTGGGGCAGGCGGCCAAGGCCCGCGAGACCGACAAGGTCGACGCGGCCATGGTGGCGGCGATCCAGAAGCTGAAGAGCTGGAGGCGGGCATGAGAACCGAGGAGATGGATCGCCTGCGCCTGGTCATCCAGGGCCTTACGGTCAACGGCAAGGAGCCGGTCACCAATGCCCTGCTTTACGAGGCCATGGGGTTGGACAACGAGCCGGCCAAGGCCCGGCTGCGCTCACGGATAAATGACCTCATCAAGCGCGCGGAACTGACCCGTATTGAGGACGGCAAGTACACCTACAACCCCAAAGCCAGGGTGCGCAGCGGGGAGTTTTACCAACGGGCTTGGCGGGCCATCCGTTCTGCAAAACCTGGCTTTTCCTGGACAAGCATCGCCCAGGTGTCCCGGGTTTCCTACACCCACGTTCGGAAATACGGGCAATGGCTCCTTGATGAGGGCTTTGTCGAACGGCACGGCCGCGATGGGGCGACGCACCTTTTCCGGGCCACGCTTCGGGCCAAGGACACGGTGAACACGCCATATCCTCCCCAGGATTCCGCCGATCCTTTCGAGATCGAGCGCAACGCGGCCTGCCGACTGGTGCGGGCCTTCATGGAGCGCGACCCCTACCAACCGGCCGTCCGCGCCAAGATCGTCGACAACTGCCGGGCCATCCTGGCCCGGTTCGAGAAGGAGGAAGAGGAGGTGTCCCATGGCTAGAACGAAACCGAAGGTCGCCGTGTTGGCCGACGTCAAGGACGTGGACGCGGCCCTGGCCGAACTGGCCGGCATCCAGCGCGACGTGGCCGCCCTGGAGTGCGTCATGAACGACTCCATCGACCGGATCAAGGCCGAGGCCAAGGCGCAGTCTGAACCACTGCTGAACCGCAAGAAAGACCTGGAAGCGGCCCTGGCCAACTTCGCGACGGCCCGCAAGGACGATCTGTTCCCGAAAAAGAAGTCCCTGGAAATGACCTTCGGCGTCCTGGGCTTCCGGCAGTCCACCAAGCTCAAGACCCTGGTGAAGTGGACCTGGAAACTGGTGCTGGAACGGCTCCAGGAACTGGCCGAGGGCGATGCGGGCGAGCCTTTCCGCGAAGCGCTGCGCACCAAGGTCGAGGTGGACAAGGAAGCCATGCGCGACTGGCCGGAAGAACGTCTGAAGACGGTCGGCGTCCGCAAGGTGGCCGAGGATGAATTCTATTACGAACTCAAAGGTGAATCGATCAAGGAGGTTGCGGCATGAACAAGGCTGATCTGGTCAACTGCCTCGCCGAGCATGAAGGCGTGAGCAAGGCCCAGGCGGAACGGTGGCTGGACACTCTGACCAAGTGCGTCATGGGCGCGTTGTGCGCCGGCCGCAAAGTCGTCCTGCCTGGCCTGGGGCATCTGGAGCCGGTCACCCGCAAAGAACGCAAGGGCCGCAATCCCCGGACCGGCGACGAAATCGACATCCAGGCCAAGCGGAGCGTGAAGTTTCAGCCCGGGAAGCCCCTCAAGGATGCCCTGACCGCCTGATCCTTGCGAAACCGCCCCATGCGGGCGGTCGTCCGGGCGTGGCGGCCCGGGCCTGACGAGCAGCCTAGGAAGAGGAAATGAACGGAGAACAGGAAAGAATACTGCGCATCGTACGAAAGTTGTTCGACTTGTCTAGTGGCGCGGGTACCCAAGAAGAAGCACAAAGTGCGGCCATGAAAGCCAGAGAGTTGCTGTCAGAATACAGCCTCACCATGTCCGACGTTGAGTTGCAAGCTTCCAAAAAGTCGTTGTTGTGCAGGGAGCGCAGGCAGTCCCTGGCAACGTCACACGCGCCATCGTGGGTCAAACTTCTGTTTGGCGGCGTGCGGACGGGGTTTGGCGTTGAAGGTTTTTTTAGCCGCGTTAACGACAGGCGGTGCATTGTATTCGTCGGTGTCGAGCCGGATGTCTCGTTGGCATCTTATACGTTTGACTTTCTTTACCGCGTTGGAAAGTCATGCCCTGGGATGCACAAGAAGAAGGAGAGACAAAAGAACCAGTGGAGGATGGGTTTTGCAACCGCTTTGGCCGGGAGATTGCGCGCGTACCAAAGCAACGAGCAATCCAAGCAAGAGAAAGCGTTGGTCCCTGTCAAGAGCAAGATCACCGAAAGCTACATCGAAAGCAAGTATCCTGATCTTGTGAAAATGGCTCCGGTGAAAAAGGTCCGCCCGACGAAAGCATATCAGGCAGGGCTGGAAGAAGGTCGCCGCGTGCAATGGGGTAAGCCTGTGGGGAGCAACGACAACGCCACCCCCATGTTGGAACAATGACGCGAAACCGTCCGCGTGGGCGGTCGTCCGGGCGTGGCGGCCCGGGCCTGATGAGCAGCCAAAAGGAAAAGTCATGGAATGGCGCATCATCCCAGGCTTGGAAGCCTACGAGATCACGCCGACAGGGCGCGTCCGCAAACGCGGATCGCGCTATGGCCTGGCGCTGCAAGGCCGCAAGTACGTCCTGCGGGACGGGATGCGGACCGTGCGGCGCAGCCCCGAGGAGCTAACGGCGTTGGCCTATCCGACGGTTGACGAGGTGTGCCGGCTGCGGGCGCGCGTCGCCGAGCTGGAAACGGCCTTGGAACAGCCCCCGAGAAGCGATCCAGCCACGCCGAAGGCGGCCGCCAAGCCGCGCAAGGATCGGCCTTGCTCCGTTTGTCTGGCCAAGTTCACCCCGCGCGCAGGCGGCAGTCCAAAGCTGTGCCCGCAATGCGAACAGACCGCGCCGCAAAAGCCCAAAAAGCGGCATTGCGTCGTCTGCGGCCGCACGCTGCCGCAAGGGTTTTGGCGGCGCTGCCCGGAGCACGCGTTTCGGGACAGCGTGCATTGCGCTGACGACTTCTCCGGCGCGGTTGCGCGGTAGGAGGCTGGCATGTCCGAGCGTTTCTATGCTGACGACAAGGCCGTCCGGGGCCGGGCCGGCATTTTCGACTCGGCCAAGGGCAACAGACTGGTGGCTTTTTTCCTGAATGATCCCGGCAACGCCGAGGCCGCGCCGGCCATGGCCAAGGTGTGCGCCCGGGCGCTGAATGCCGCCGTGAGCAAGCCCGTGCAAAGGAAGTTGACCGATGGCTAAGCGCACTGCCGGCACCGGGTATTGGCTGTCCGTCGTCGACACGCTGCCTGGACACAAGGTCTTGGAGGCGGAACCGGGCTTCAAGCGCTGCAAACGACCGGGCTACTACCATGTTTGGCAGGGGCCGGAAGGCCCTGTCTGTCCGGGCTGCGAACGCCAGTGCCGCATCGTGGCCATGGCCAATTGCCGGCGTGGCGACCCGATCCGTGTGCTCGGGGCAAACCAATAAGGAATGATAGGACCATGGGAAAACAAACTGTCTCCTGTGCGGCCATCTACAACATGCAAAGCAAGGTCTTTTTCGGAACGCTCCTGAAGGCCACAACGCTGTCTTACGAAACCGACCGGGATTTGTTGATTGAAATGTTCGGCCGCATCCTCGGCGGCCAGGCCGCGTCCTGGTCGAAGCTGACCCTGTCGCAACGCAACCAGGTGCTTGATGCCCTGGCCAGGCAGTGGCTCCCGAACCATGCGGCCGTGGACATCCCGCTTTTGCCCAAGCGCCTGCACAACTGGCGCAAGGGCGACAAGGCCGACGGCTACGAGCGCCTGGACATCCCCCCCGGGCCGCTGGCTCGGCAGAAGAAGTATATCCTCATGCTGTGGTGTCTGCTTGGCTACGAGCCCAAAAGCCTGGACGCCCGGGTGTCCAAGCAGTTCGGCGTCGAGCGGTTCGTCTGGCTGACCGACCAGGCGGCCCTGGCCACCCTGGCTAAGGACATGTGGAGCCGCTGTCGCCGGGCCGGCATTGATCCGGAACCGTCCGGCGAGCCGACCGACAACCGCGCCCAGGCAACGGCATGACGCATGGGGCCGGACGAACGCGAGGCGTTGCGGGCCGCCATCCTGGCCCGTCATCGAAGCATCTACGCGTACTGCAAGGCGACGGGCATCACCAAAAGCGTCGTGCTGCAACTCCTGGCCGGGCGCTACCCCGGCAATGTGGCCCGTCAGACAGCGCGCATCCGGGCGGCCCTGGCCGACACGCCGCCGGCCGGGAGTGGAGCCGAACCACCCTCGTTGACGGCGATTTACGCTGCCCTGGAGCGGGTGGGCTGCTCCAGATGCCGCCGCACGGACAAGCGGCGTTGCAAAGCCTGCCGGGTTCTGTGGGAACGGCAAGCGGCGGAAGTGGCCGCCCTGCACGCGGCCGCCGCGTTATCTCAAGTTGGTTGATATGAGCGAGAAACGCCGAAAATCGACAACGATTTTGCTCCGAAACCAGGGCAACACGGTCAAGCTGGAACTCTTTTCCGCCGCGCAATGGGGTGGGCCGGCCGACACCTGGCGTCTGCGCCTGGATGGGTGTTGGCACGGCCCGGGCGGCGAGCGACACGAATTTTTCACGCCGGCCGGGTTGATGGGTTTGCTGTTCCGGCTGGTGACGGGCCGGGAGCCGCTCCAAGACGCGCAAAATCCGCGTTTCCGTCGCCGTGACCGGGTGGCCGTGCCGACAGGGCGCTTTGGCCTCGACGGAAAGCCGCTCTACGAGCGGACTTTCCTGGCCGGCGCGCCGATCCTGGGCATCGACGGGCGGTGGTGGGCTCCTGTGGTCGGTCGTGACGAGCCGGTGGCCCTGGACACCATAAGGGGGTGATGACCATGAGTGTTGTGGATGACGTGCTGGCGCTGCTGGCCAAGGGCTATCTGCCCTATATGGGACACGTGGAAGGTTCCGCGTATACTTCCCTGGGTTGTGGAGCGAAACGGAAACCGCGCTGGTTTACCCGTGATCGGCGGTTTGTGTGCGTGGGCTGCCCGAAACGGTGCAGTGTAGTCGATCCCGTAGGGTTCGAGCTGGTTTTGCCTGTCACATTCCGGACCAAAAAGCTCATCTACGCGCAGCTCCCGGCCATTTCTGCCCAGGAACTGGTCACGAAGAAGGCACTTCTGACCATCCCCGAAGTGGAGTTCATTCTTTCCATTTGTCGCACTCGGGTTTGGGATATGATTGAAGAAGGCCGATTGACCAAGCACCCGGATTCGCCTCCGGCCAGGGTAACGGCGGAGAGTGTGCGGCGGGAGTTGGCGCGGGCGGGGGTGCTCTTTTCTTAACGAAGTACATATCATACTCAACGGCCGTTTACTCGCTGGGCGATATTCGATAAGAGTCACAGAAAGCGGGAGGGGCATATGCGGGTTTCCAAAATTCTGCTTTCAATATGCATCTTCCTTGGTCCGGCGGGATGCACCCATCAACAACTTGTAGCTTTCGATAGGGCTGTTGGCATTGTTAACACTTCAGCAGCCATCGCTCAGCGCCAAGAGATGATCCGTCAACAGGAAATAGCAAATGCTCAACAGCAGGCTCTCATCGCTCAAAATGCGGTTGCACTACATATATCCCAAGAAAAAACGTTAAAAGAACAAGTCAAGGAAGAAATAGAAAAGGCGAAGAAAGAGGCACGAGAAGAAGTGTCTCTAGAGAAAAAATCAATAGACGCCGACAAGGCAAACAAGAGCAGAAAACCTAAAGGCAAGAAAGATGAAAATCAAGTAATAGCTGCGCAAGAAAACAAGGTCAGGTGTAAAATAGGAGATAATCCAGCCATAGTCATCGACCGATCCGTCTGCACTAAAGCCAATGGAGAAGAATTAAATGATTAAAAAATCGTCTGTCTTGGTCGCCGCTCTCGCACTCGTGAGCATTATACCTGGGTGCGTTACGACCAATAAATACACATTCAACAACGTCGCATACAGCAACAAGCTTGAAGCATTGCAGGCCGAAAACTCCTACCACGCAAACCTTTCTTCCTTGGTCAGACCACTCCCGTCTCCGCTTGTCGAAAAGACACTACTTGTGTCAATCCCAACAAAAGAAAGTGTAATTAACGACATAACCCTGCGCGAGGCGAAGAAAGGACGCGACACTGCTTCGATGGCCGCAAAAGACAGAATTGATTATGTGGCACAAACCGCATACGATGCATATAAATATGAATATGTAACGATAAAAAATAGCAATATATACAAACACACTGAACTAACAGAAGGAAGTTACTCGTCAGTTCCTCAGCCGAACTCGTCAACGGATGTGCTCTGCATCTATTCATCGGGGGAAGGAACTCCAGTGACTTACCTTGTCAATACCAAGAACGGAAAGCAAATATTATCGTTTGATGTCTCATTACCCGATGGCAGCCCGCGAGTTGAATCCATGCTGAACTCCATAAAGGTCTTTGCCTTGCAATAGGTTTATCTTCCAGGACAGGCTTTGGGGGTGGCTTTCAGGCCACCCTTTTTCTTTCCGCCCCCGTCCGCGCCGCCCTCCGCATTCCCCCTCTTGTGAGCGAAAACAGCGCCATCCAATTCGCCAAGGAGGCGTATATGAAGTGGTGGTCGTCTGCCTGTAGCCTGGCCTTTCTGTTGGCCTGGGGGGCGGTCTTCGTCATCGAAATTCGCCAGGGGTGCAAACTCCGTTCTCGCCTCGAAGAGGGCGACACGGCCGTGGTCGCCCAAGTCATAAGCGGCGATTCGGTTGTGGTCCTTGTACCCGTGTTGGTCCGGGTGGCCCGTGTCGCGGCCCCTGATCCCCTCTCCGGCGACCCGGAAACACAAGCGATGGGCGAGCTGGCGCGCGACTGGCTGGCCGCTCGCCTGCCAAAGGGCACGATTGTGACCTTGCGGGGAGGGGCGACGAAGTTTTCGCGGACATCCGCCATTGAAGACGATGGCGGCAACGTCGGTGACGAGATGGTGCAGCGCGGGTTGGTGCAGCCTGCCAAATGACACAGGCAAATTGTGTCCGTGAACGTCCGTACCGCTCCAGACAGACGGTATCGACTGGCTTATGATCCGCTCATTCTTGGGGTGAGCGGCATGGGCCAGACCCCGACAAGGAGGCGCGTATGGGTTTCGTTTTCGGCAAGCTGTCACGTGCCGTGCTGGCAAGCTGCCACCCAGCATTGCAGGCTGTCGCAGCGCGGGCGCTGGAACTCTCGACGCAAGATTTCACGGTCACCACCGGGGCCGGCCTTTGCTTGGCCGTCGCGCCCCACCCGGACCAACTCACGGCACCCAAATTCCAGGCCATCGCGGAAGCGTTTCGGCTGGCAGCCCAGGAAATGGGAATCGTCATCCGGTGGAGCGGCGATTTCCGTTTCTTCAGCGATCTTACCCGGTTTGAGATTGACGAACCGGCGAACGGGCAGCAACTGGCGTCTTCCTTGGCTGTCTCTCCGCATCCGGTCACGACCTCCTGCCCCGCTTTATCCCTCGCCAACGGTGGACCGGGTCTCGAAAAGACCATTGCCTGGCTCAAAGCGGAGGAGGGTTTAGTCCTCAAGGGACATTGGGACCCGATCGGACAAGTCTGGGACATCGGCCACGGCTACAACCTGACCGCCCATGGCGTCCCCGCCAGCGTCGCCCAAAACCTTACCTGGACTGTCGAGCAGGCCGACAAGGCCTTGCGTGCCGAGGTAGCCGCCACCATCGCCGAACTGGAAGCGCATTGGCCCCTCTGGGACGATGAATTCGATGCGGTGCGCCAGGCCGTTTACATCGCCGGCGTCTACCAGCTCGGCGTCGGCAGCGCGGCAAAGTTTCGCGCCACCATCGCCTGTCTCCGTGCCCACGATTTTGAGGGCGCCGTGCGCAATCTGGAGGCTTCCAGGTGGGCGCGCCAGACGCCTGCCCGCGTCGGGCGCATCGAACAAATGCTGCTGACCGGCCAGTGGCCGACCAAGGTCAACGGGGTGGTGCTGTGACCATCCAGGAAGCTGCTCAGAGCGGCCAGTGCCAGGGCTGCCTCTTTCGGCTTATCGGCCCCGGGCCGCATCAGTGCATGGGAACCCAAGTGGGCGACACCGAGTGCCCGGGACGGTGTGCCCCGGACGCACAACAACCAAAGGAGCAGAACTTGTGATGGACGAGCAGAAACAACCGCAGCCGGCCGCTTCGGTCCCCGCCGCTCTCACCCCGGAGACCATCGCCTCGGCCTTGGCAATTTTGGGCGAGGTTGCCAAGACCTTTGCCGCCCCGACCGCCCCCCCACCGCAAGCCATGCCCTCGTCGCAGCCTGTTGCCGCCGAAAAGCTCGGTGAATATGCCGGCCAGGTCATCACCACGTTGACAGCTTCGCCCCTCGAACGGGAACCGCTGCTCACGTCCAGCCGCTTTTGGACCATGATCGGCACCGTGGCCACCCTGGCCGTCCAGCACCCCATCGGGTTTGAGCTGTCGCCCATTACCCAGGTGTGCATCGCCGGCGTGGCCGGCATCTACATCGCCGCCCGCACCATCAAGGGCGGCCGGCGGATCGAGGCGTAACATGGATCAATCGCTGGCGGCGACCCTGCTGAAAATCCTGTCGGCCATGGACGCAGGCACGATCGCGTTTGTGGCAGGCCTTGTCACGCTCACGCCCATGGGGCTTGTGCTGCTCATCGTGGTCTTCTGGCAGGTCGAGGATCGCCGCCGGCGAACCGACTTGGCCCGGTATCGCCAGGACATGGACAACCTGCTCAAGACCTACGGCGACGACCTGCGGCTGGTGACCGCCTATTACAAGGACAACGTCAAACTGGTCGAGGGCTACCAATCCCTGGCCGCGAGCCTACACGACCAGGTCGTGCTGAACACGCAAGTCATGCAGCGCATGGTGGACGCCATTTGCACCAACCAGTTTTGCCCGTTGGGGCGCATTGCCAAGGGCGAAAGCCCCATGAGGAGCGGACTGTGATGAACCTCGAACGCGCGGCCATGGTCGGCCAGAAGACCGAAAAAGAGCTCACGGCCAAGGGCCTGGCCATCAAGGCGTCGGGCCTGCGGGACTCCCTGCGCTTGAGCTTGCTGCTCACCACCCCGGTGGAAGAGCTCAATGACGAGCGCATCGCCTCCCAGGCCCTGGAGCTGGCCGAAACCGTGATCGGGCTGCGGGCCGTCCGTGCCGAGATCGCGGCCATCAACAAGCACCTGGGGAGCTGACCCATGCCCGCCGTGGCCGGACGCCGGGAACATCCCATGGAGACCGTGGAGCGCGCCGAAGAACTGTGGTGCGTGGACGGCCTCACGTTTGACGAGGTGGCGACGCGCACCCGGGTGGCCGCCTCGACCCTCAAGCGATGGGCCGAGCGGTATGGCTGGCGTGCCAAGCGCGATGAAATCCGGCAGGCCCTGGCGTCCATCCGGGCCGACACCATCCGGCTGCGCGCCCGGCTCATCCAGAACTGCCTGGCCAGCATGAACGCCATGGACGCCTTTGCCGTGGCCAAGATGGAAGAGATGGCCATCAAGGCGGCTGAACTGTCGGACAAGCGGGCCGAGGCCGCGCCGGTCGGCCTGGCCATGCGCGAGATCGCCACAGAAGCCGACGCCGTGGCCGCCCTGGAGGAAGCCGTGGGTCTGCGGCTTAACGCCATGCTGGCCAGCCCGGACAAGGTGACCTTGACCGCGCTTCGCGAGGTCAAGCAGGTGCTCGATCTGCTCAAGGACATGCGGGCTGCCGCTGGCGCGGCCGCCGAGAAGACGCCGGGCCGGGAAAACGGCCTGTCCGCCGACACCGCCGACCGGCTGCGCGCCTTGCTCGGGGGGCAGGCATGAACGACGCCCCGCTGTTGCCGTATCAGGTGCGTTGGAACCAGGATCGCAACCCGGTCAAGTTCTGCGAGAAGTCCCGGCGCATCGGCCTGTCCTATGCCGACGCGGCCGAAGCCGCCATGCTGGCCAGCCTCAAGAAGAGCGACGGCGGCATGAACACCTTTTATATCTCCTACAACAAGGAGATGACCGAGACCTACATCAAGGATGTGGCCGATTGGGCCAAGCGCCTCAATCTGGCGGCCTCGGAGTTCGAAGAGGTGGTCCTGGAGGATGAGGACAAGGACGTGCTGGCCTACCGGGTGCGCTTCGCCTCGGGCCAGGCCGTTATCGCGCTTTCGGGCAAGCCGAAGAACCTGCGCTCCAAGCAAGGCCGCATCGTCATCGACGAGGCCGCCTTTTGCGACGATCTGGAAGAGCTCTTGAAAGCCGCCATCGCCCTGACCATGTGGGGCGGCATGGTGGAAGTGATTTCCACCCACAACGGCGAGACCAATCCCTTCAACAACTACATCCTGGACATCCGCGCCGGCAAGCTGCCCTACAGCCTGCACCGCATCACCCTCGACGACGCCCTGGCCGAAGGCCTCTATCAACGCATCTGCCAGGTGCGTGGCCTGACCTGGTCGCCCGAGGAGGAAGCCGCCTGGCGGGCCAGCCTGATCGAATTCTACGGCGAAGGCGCGGATGAAGAACTGTTCTGCATCCCGTCCCAGGGCACGGGCACCTATCTGACTCGCCAGATGATCGAATCGTGCATGTCGCCGGACATTCCGGTGCTGCGCTGGTCGCCGCCGGCCGTCGATTTCGTGGACTGGCCCGAGGATCGCCGCCACCGCGAGGTCCGGGATTGGCTCGACGCCGAGCTGGGGCCGATCCTGGCCATCCTGCACCGCGACTCCCGGGCTTACCTGGGCGAGGACTTCGGCCGCACCGGCGACTTGAGCGTCGACTGGCCCGTGCTGGAAATGCCCAACCTGCAACTGGTGACGCCGTTCGTGCTGGAACTGCGCAATTGCCCGTTTCACCAACAGCGACAGATGCTCTTTTTCATCTGCGACCGACTGCCCCGGTTCTCCGGCGCGGCCCTCGATGCGCGCGGCAACGGCCAGTACCTGGCCGAGGTGGCCCGCCAGGCCTACGGCCCGGAGATCATCCAGGAGGTCATGCTGACCGAGGGCTGGTACCGGGAGCACATGCCCAAGCTCAAGGCCGTGTTCGAGGACAAGACCTTCGTGGCCCCGAGGGATGCGCTCATTTTGGATGATCTGCGCGCCTTCAAGGTCGTGAAGGGCGTCGCCAAAATCCCCGAGGCCCGCACCGGGGCCAAGGGCGAGAAACGCCACGGCGACGCCGGCGTGGCCGCTGCCCTGGCCGTGTTCGCGGTCAAGACCATCCAATACGAGCCGTTCACGGTGACCACTGGTATGCCCTACACGGCCGGCAACCTGTTTCGGGGGTTTCGATGACCAGTGGCCTGTGGCTTGACGAAAAGCGATTCATGGAATTCGGCACCCGGCCCCTGGCCGAGCTGCTCGGCGAAGTCGCCGTGGCCCCGGCCTCCTGGGGGACGCTAGGGCTGCTGCCCGATCCGGACCCGGTGCTCCGGGAGCGCGGCGACGACGTCAAGGTGCTCGAAGACCTGACCGCCGACGGCAAGGTGTGCTCCTCGATCCAAGGGCGCAAGATCAAGACGCTCAACAAAAGGGACTACCGGTTTTCCCCCGGCAAGGTCGACGGCCAGGAACCCACGCCCGAGGCCAAACGGCTGTGCGACGACTTGACCCGCGACCTGGAACGGGTGGACCTCTATGCGCTGTTCTCCCAGGTGCTCGATGCGCCGTACTACGGCTTTACGCCGACCGAAATCCTGTGGCGGCGCGACGGCGACCGGCTGCGCGTGCGCGATCTGGTTCCCAAACCGCGCGAGTGGTTCGTCTTCGACGTCGACGGCGCGCTGTGTTTCCGGGGCGAGGACGCCATTGCCGGCGACAAGGTGCATCCCTTCAAGATGATGGTCTCCCGGCACTTCCCGACCTTCAAGAATCCCTACGGGCTGCGCCTGCTCTCCCGCTGCCTGTTCCCGGTGGCCTTCAAGCGGGGCGGCATTGAATTCATGATGCGCTTCGCCGAGAAGTTCGGGATGCCCTGGGTGGTGGGCGAGGCCCGGCCCGGAGCCCTGGAGCCGGAGCGTCGGGATATGCTGGCCAGCCTGTCGGCCATGGTCCGCGATGCCGTGGCCGTGGTTTCGGGCGGGTCCAAGGTCCATATCGAATCCGTGGAAGGCAAGGCCACGGGCGGCATCCATCTGTCCATCGTGGGCTACATGGACGCGGCCATTGCCCAGGTCATCCAGGGCCAGACACTCACCCAGGAAATCGGGACCACGGGCAGCTACGCCGCCAGTCAGACCCATTATGACGTGCTGACGGACTACGCCGAGGCCGACCAGACCCTGGTCGTCACGGCCATGAATGATCTGGCCTGGATGTATGGCCAGGTGAACGCGCCGGACGCGTTGACGCCGGTCTTTGCCTATGTGGAACCCGAAGATCTGGAACAAAAGGCCAAGCTCGGACGCTCGCTCTATGCCCTCGGCGCGCGTTTCAAAACGCCGTACTTCGAGAGCTTCGGCCTGACGTCCGAGGAATTCAGCGTGGCGGCCGTGGCGGCCGGCCCGGAAAACGGCGAAGCTTTCGCGGCCGGGGAAGAGCGTTTCACCCCGGACCAGCAGGCCGTGGAACGGCTGGTGGCCGAAGCCCTCAAGGAGGGCGGCCAGGCCGTGCGCGCCCAGGCCAGCCGCATCGTGGACCTTATGGAGCGCGCTGAGTCTTGGGAAGACGCGGAACTACTCCTGCTCGAAGCCTTCCCTGACCTGGACAACGGGGATTTCCAAAAGGCCGTGGAAGCGGCCCAGGTCGCCGCCGATCTGCTTGGCCGCTATGCCGTGCGCCTGGAGATCGGCCGTGCCTGATCGCCCGGCGTCCATCGTCTTCGGGCCGGTGCGGCCGGCCGAGGCCATTCGGTTCCTGCAAGACAAGGTTGCGGTCACTCGTGAGGAGTTCGACCGGCTTTCCGACGCGGCCAAGGCCCGGGCTTTTACCGTGTCGGGACTGGCCCGCGGGGATATGGTCGAGGCCGTGCGCCGCTCCATGCTTGACGCCATGGAACAGGGCATCCCGCTCAAGGAATGGAAAGCGCGCGTGGGGCAGGCCCTGGAAGCGGCCGGATACACAGGAGACCGGGCGCTTCGCCTGGAAACGATCTTTCGTACCAACGTCCAGTCCGCCTACATGGCCGGCCGCTATGCCGAGATGACGGCCATGGCCGACACGTTTCCTTATTGGCAGTATTCGGCGGTCAACGACGGCCGCACCCGGCCGGCCCACCGGGCGCTTTCCGGCAAGGTCTACCCGGCCGGCCATCCCTTTTGGGACACCTGGTTTCCGCCCAACGGTTTCAACTGCCGCTGTTCTGTCCGGGCGCTGACCCGGTCCCAGGTCGAGGATCGGGGACTTGCCGTCGAGAGCGAGATCCCCGAGGAGATCGACACGGCCTCCGGTCCGGTGCGCGTAGTGCCCGACCAGGGTTTTGCAACCAATGTGGGAAAAGGTTGGCTGGACTCCCTGACGCCAAGCCCCTTGGCCGAGGAGATAAGGCCGCTCGTGTCCCGGGCCATCTGCCGGGGCGGCTTGGCCTTCGCCGACGACCCTTGCCGGCCGCCGCTGGCGGGCATTGATCCCCGGCACGTCCTGACCGTGGACGCGGCCGACATCCTTCCGGCGGGCCTGGCTCCGGAGCGGTACGTCCAGGCATTTTTGTCCGAGTTCGGGATTGCCGACATCGAAGGGACCAAGGTCGTGAGCTTGCCCGGCGTCGAGCTGCCCATGGTGGTCGGCAAGGGGTTTTTCATCGACAAGGGCAGCAGGGCCTGGAAGGTCGACAAATCGGGCCGGGCTCCCTACGTCCGTCTCTTGGCCCAAACAATCCGTAATCCCTATGAGGTATGGCAAGTGCCCGCCGAGATTTCGGGAAAGCCCGTGGACACCTTGCGTCTGCTGCGCCTGTTTAGCTTGGACGGCAAGCGTATCGGCGGCTTTTCCGTATTCAACCTTGTGCGGGGTCGCGAGTGGCAGGCGGCTACGGCGTTCACGCCCAAGGTGACCGCCGCATCCGAAGCCAGGATGCTCGAATACTTGGAGGGGCAAAGAGTGGGAACACTGGTTTTTCGCGAGGAACTCAAGGAGGGCGGGGCTCCTTGAGCGGCCGGCGCGCCTATCGATCCCCCCCGCCGGGGCTCGGCCGCGTCGTTACATCCTCTTGTGTTCTGTGTAGTCATGCTCTTTGGGACGGTCAAGCCTTGCGCGGTCCTAGACCTCCTTTGACCGCCTGATCTTGTCCCGCTTCTGTGCTCCGTTCCCCCGGCCGCCCAGGCCTCCCGTCCCTTGCAACCGCCTCCGCAAATCCTAGACCCATTTTAGACCTAGGATTATCCCGGGATTATCCCACCTCCGCCCCATAACCCGGGGCATTGCCGCAATCGTGTCCGTGCGCGTCCGTAGCGCGCTCCTTTGTGTTCGCCGCCTCGGGCATACCAGGGTCATGGCAGCACGCACCAAATGGATCGAGATCGCCCGGGCCGGCGGCCCGTTTACGGCCCTGTCCGGCGAGGCGGTCAGCATCACCCGCGACGACCTCGACGCGGCCGTAGCCAGCTTCGATCCGGCCGACCGCCGCGTGCCGTTGGTCCTGGGGCATCCCAAGCTCGACGACCCGGCCTTCGGTTGGCTCACCGAAGTCAAACGCGACGGCGACGTGCTGCTGGCCCGCTTCGGGGACGTCCCGGAGCCGGTGCGCGAGGCCGTGAACCAGGGGCGCTACCGCAACGTCTCGGCCAAGTTCGCCAAGGGCTGGCGGCTTTGGCACGTCGGGCTTTTGGGCGCGGCCCAACCGGCCATACCGGGCCTCAAGGAGGTCCGGCTGGCCGGGGCCGAGGACGGATACACCTTCGAATTCGCCAAGGAGGCGACCAAGGAGACGGACATGGATGAACTGGCGCGGCTGCGGCAGGAACTCGCCGACGCCACGAAGGCCTTGCAGGAAACCCGGGACGAAATCGCCCGGCTCAAGGCCGAGAAGGCCGGCGAAGGCAAAACCAAGGAGCTGGCGGCCCAGATCGAGGATCTGACCAGGCGCGTCCAGGCGGCCGAGGCCGACCGGGACAAGGCGGTCAAGGAATTCGCCGACTTCAAGAACGACCAGACCGCCAAGGGCCGGGAAAGCCGTTTCGACGCCCTGGTGGCCGCCGGCAAGGCCCTGCCCGGGGAGCGTTCCAAGGTGTTGGCCTTTGCCGCCGCCCTGGGAAACGCCGGCGGCGAAATCGAGCTGGCGGCCGGCGACGGCAAAACCGCGAAGGTCGGCCACGAGGAAGCCTACTGGCGCGAGCTGGAAGACCGGCCGGAAAACGGCCTGCTGACGGAACTCGCCGCGCCGGCCCATGGCGGCGGGCAAAAAGGCGGCGAGGCCGTCGACCTGACCGGCAAGGTCTAAGGGGGAGCCATGACCATCGACGGCGTCATCACCCGCATCAACTACGACGACCAGCGCGCCCGGGGCGACGGGCATCCCCCGGTCATTGTCGGACGAAAACTCAAACCCGGCCAGGGCGTGTTGCCCGTGGGCCTGCTTCTGGCCCGGGACGCTTCGGACCTGGCCGTGCCCTTTGAAACGGTAGCCGGGGAAGCCCTCGGCATGGGTACCGGAGCCGTCAAGGCCTATGCCGACGTTCTGGCCAAGGCCCCGGTCCAGCCCGGAACGGTCATCGTGGCCGACGGCGTCGAGACCTTTGCCGACGACGGTTTCGGCCGGCTCGTCGGCAGCGCCGGGGGCCACGGGACCGTGAATTACGTCACCGGAGCCGTGGCCGTGGAATTCGCCGCCAACGTGGCGAACGGCAATGAGGTCGCCGCCGCCTACTGTCGTCGCCTGGGCGGCGTGCTGGATGAAGTCGTGGATACCGCCGCGTCCGGTTCCGGCCTGGTCATCGTCCACGGCAGCGTCCGCAAAGACGTGCTCAAGGTCGGGGCCGTCGCCCCGGCCGCGCCCTCGGCCGCCGTGCTGTCGCTGCTGGCCGAAGCCGGCATCTGGCCCAACTAAAGGAGTCCCGACATGCTCAACCTGCGCGGTCTTTTCACCCGCGAAGCCATCATCGCCTATTTGAAGTCCCTGCCGGTGCTCAAAACGCCGGTCATGGACGCCATCTTCACCGAACGGCCCCAGCATCCCCTGGCGCTGCTCGGAGCCGATGACATCGCCGTGGACGCCGTGCCCTTGCCCTTTATCCGGCGCGGCGGCCCGAGCATCGCGGCCGTGTCCGAGGGCGGCGGCATCGCCATGTACGAACCGTTGCCCGTGCGTGTCCACAAGTCGATCACGGCGGCCGACCTGAGCACCTTGCAGGTGCTCAAGGGCGAAAGCCTGGACACCTGGGCCCGGGGCAAGACCGACTACCTGCGCCGGGCCGTGCGCCGCACCACCGAAGCCCTGTGCGCCCGGGCGCTTTCCGGCAAGCTGCGTTGGCCGGTCTCCCTGGAAAAAGGCGGTTTCGACGTGTTCGAGGTCGTCTACGGCGCGATCCTGTCTGTGGACCCGGACAAGACCTGGAACGATGCCGACGTCAAACTCAAGGACGTCTACACTTGCCTGTCCGACATGGAAGAAGCCATCCAGGACGGCGGCTTCGGCGGCCAGGTCGAGATCTGGGCCGGCAAGGACGCCTACAACGCCCTTTTCGTCATCGCCGAGAACTCCAAGACCACGGCGCAAATCCGGGTGGAGATCACGAGCCAGGGCATCAACGTCGGCGGCTACCTGGTCAAGCGCCGGTCCGAAAAGCACCGCGACCCGGAGTCCGGCACCATGGTCCCGGCCGTGCCGGGCGGCACTGTGCGCATGATCGCCCTCGATGCCGGCCACAAGCTGCCGTACTGCGCCGTGGACGACCTGGACGCCAATCTCCAGCCGCTGCCGCTGTTCGTCAAACCGGTCAAAACCGACAACCCGAGCGGCTACCAGCTCATCGCCGAGTCCAAGCCGTTCCCGGTCGTCAACACCCGGGGCGTGTGCGACGCCGTGGTGTTGTGAGGCATGGCCATGGCCTACGTCACCCTCGCGGACCTCCGGGCGGTCATCCAGGAGAGCGACATCCTGGACCTGGTCAACGACACCGGCACGGCCACGGACCTGACCGACCCGGCCGTGGCCCAAACCCTGGCCGAAGTCTGCGACCAGGCGTCCCAGGAAGTCGACGCCTATCTGGCCGGCGTGGCCGACGTCCCCCTGGCTGCGCCGCCAAAGATCATCCGCGACCTGACCGCCCGCATCGCACGGTACCGGCTCTACCAGCGCCGCCCCAACCTCGGGGACATCATCAAACCTGTGGCCGCCGACTACAAAGGGGCCGTTGACCTCCTGGCGCAGTTCGCCGCCGGCACGCTCACACTGCCCGGCACCGTCGATGGCCAGCCGATTGTCGCGGGCGACTGCGGCCTGTCCGTGGCCAGCGCCCCCCGCCGGTTCGGGGACGATTTCTGGCGGAGGATGGGCTGATGTACCTGCTCGTTGAAGTGATCGTCGGCCCGGCGGCCGGTTTGCTTGGCCGGATCGCGGCCCTGCTTGGCGACATGACGCCGGCCATGGACCGGATCGGCCTGGCCCTGGTGTCGTCGATCCAGGAAAACTTCGAGCTGGGGCACTCCCCGGACGGCCAGCGCTGGAAACCGAGCCGCCGGGCCGTGCTCCAGGGCGGCCAGACCCTGGTCGATACCGGCGCGCTCATGAACGGCATTGTGCATGAGGCCACTGCCGACCAGGTCACCGTCGGGCCAAGTGGTCCCTCGCTCAAGTACGCGCGCATCCATCAGGAAGGCGGCGAGATTCGCCCGAAGTCGGCCAAGGCGCTCTTTTTCCGGGGGGCCGACGGCCAGGCGCGCACGGTCAAGGTGGTCCGCATCCCGGCCCGGCCCTACCTGGGCATGAGCGCCGAGGACTTAAACACCATCGGGAACGTGCTGGTCGAATACCTCGGAGTCGCCGCCCATGGTTGAAATCCACGAGATGGAAAACGCGCTGGTGGCCAGACTCGAACCCCTTCGGGACAGCCACGGCGTGCGCGAGATCAAGACCTACGGCGACGATCTGGCTCCCGAGCAGCTGCCCAAGCTCTTGCCCAACCTGCCGGCCTTGCTCGTGGTCTACGCCGGTTCGGTCATCGTGGATCACGGCCAGCGCCAGGTCGACCGGGGAGCCTACTTCGTTTTTGCCTGCGCCAAGTCGCTGCGCAGCAACCAGGACGCCCGGGGTGGCGCGATGGGAGTCTATCCGCTCCTTGGTCTGGTGCGGCGGACCCTGCACGGCCAGGAAATCTTCCCGGACATGCCGGCGCTGCTCAAGCGCCAGGAAACCTTTCTGTCCCGGCCGGACCTGACGGCCTGTTACGCGGTTTACGAGATCGCCCAGCCGTATCTGCTCGGCGAATAAGGAGACAGGCACATGCCCGCACAGCAAAAACAGAAAACCCAGCTGACCCGTAAAGCCGTGGTTCTGGCCAAGGTCGAGGAGACCTATGGCCAGCCGCCGGCCATGGAGGCCAAAAACGGCGTCCTGGTCAACAACGGCGTGGACGTGGAGCCCACGGGCGAAAAGGTCAAGCGCGACGTGGTGCGTCGCACCTTTTCACCAGCCGGCGCGGTCATCGGGGCCAAGAAGATCATTTTCAAGGCCACGGTGGAACTGCGCGGCGGCGGCCTGGACGCCACCGGCAAGGTGCTGCCGCCGGACTCCGAACCGTTCCTGCTGGCCTGCGGCGTCCAGCGCACCGACGTGGTGCGGCTGGCCGTGTCCTCGGTGGCCGGCTTCCTGCTCGGCGAAGAGATTGCCGGCTCGACGTCCAACGCCAAGGGCACCCTGCATCATATCGACGGCGACAATACCTTGGTGCTCAAGGCCGTGACCGGCACGTTCCAACCCGAACCGGTGACCGGCGCGTCGTCCACCACCCTGGCCGACGTGACTTCGGCCGCGCCCGGCATCGAATACCGGCCGATTACCGCCGACCCCCAGGACCAGGCTTCGACCTCGGTCCTGTTCCACAAAAACGCCATCCTCTACACCGTGGTCGGGGCGCGCGGCACGTTCACCCTCAACTGCGGCGTCAACAAGTATCCGCTGATCGAATACACGCTGACCGGCCTTTGGACCGATCCGGCCGACGCCCCGACCATGCCCGTCCCGGATTACCCCAAGCACAAGCCGCCCATGTTCATGGGCGCGAACCTGGTCATCGACGACTACCGGCCCGTGGTCACCGAACTCACCTACGCCATGGGCAACACCATCGTGGACCGCCTGGACGCCAACGCCGCCGACGGCATGGTGGGCGTGCTCATCACCGGCCGCGAAGCCACCGGCACGGTCAATCCGGAAATGGACGCCCTGGCCAGCTTCAACCCCTGGACCAAGTGGAAGGCGGCCCAAACCTCGCGCATCGCCACCTTGTTCGGCAGCGACCCCGGCAACCGGGTTCGCCTGGAGCTTCCGGCCGCCCAATACGACGGCCTCAAACACGCCGAGCGCTCGGGCATCGCCGCCTATACCGCCAACTACATCGCCAACGCCCACCGGGACGAAGGCGACGACGAATGGCGCATGACCATCCTCTAACCCCTCTCACGCAAAGGAGCACGTATGTCGGGAAACCAGCCCATGCTCGTTTTGGGCGGCAAGTACGTCCTGGAGATGAAGGATCGCCTGTCCGGGGCGAACCTGGAGTTCCACTACCGTTTGCCGATCCAGGCCGAGCGGGACGCCTACACCAAGGCCACGGTCCAGCACAAAGGGAACAAGGTCCGGTCGAAGGCCAACGTCTTCACCGAGCAGGCGGCCCTGGGCAAACGGG